CTATTAACATCCAGAAGACACTATGGAATCAGCGTTAAACATTACAAACGCAACTGCGCCCGGCTACACGACGGTAGGCGGAATAGTCCCTATTAAATCTATTAAGCAGATGCAGGAAGAAGAACGGGCTGCAGCAGTAGATGCTAACTCAAGCACGGTTATTCAAAATCTTGCAGCGTATATTAAACAAAAATGGTGGTACGCCCGTATGGCAAAAGAGTACACGATTGAGCAAAAAATGCTTAAGTCAGTGCGCTCACGCCGTGGCGAGTATGATCCGGACAAATTAGCTCAGTTGCGTGAGCAGGGCAGTTCTACGATTTATATGATGTTGACTTCAAACAAATGTCGTGCTGCTTCCAGCTGGCTTCGTGATGTTGTTATGTCTACTCCAGAAGAAAAGCCATGGTCATTACGCCCTAGCCCAATCCCTGACATGCCCCCTGACATTTTGCAAGACCTAATGATGCAGGCACAGCAGCAGTTAGAACAAATGCTTGCACAAGGTTATAGCCCGTCTGATGTTGAAGTGCGTGAGCTTTTGTTGCGGCTTAAAGACACAGCGTATCGTCAGTTAGGCGATATTGCAGAAGATACTGCAAAACGCATGGAAAAGAAGATGCATCAGCAGATGATTGAAGGACAGTGGACTACGGCGTTTGCGCAGTTTATTGATGACCTTGTCACCTTCCCAGCCGCTATCCTTAAAGGCCCAGTTGTACGTAACCGTCCTGAGTTAAAATGGGTTAAAGGCGTAAATGACACATACGATTTACAAGTGCAGAACACATTAGCTTTAGAGTGGGAGCGAGTAAGTCCGTTTAATTTATACCCAGCTCCTGATGCTTCTACTATAAATGACGGGTATTTAATTGAAAGACACAAACTCTCTCGTGCAGACTTACACCAGCTTATTGGCGTCGATGGCTATAGCGATGGAGCTATACGGCAAGTTTTGGAGCAATACGGTAAAGGCGGCCTTAGAGAGTGGATTTATGTCGATCTCACAAAAGCTACTGCAGAAGGAAAAAGCACAACGGCTGCTGGCCAAAATCCATCGGAACTAATTGATGCGCTTCAATTTTGGGGCTCTGTTCAAGGCAGATTGCTACGTGATTGGGGCATGTCTGAAGAAGAAGTACCTGATGCAATGGCTGAATATCCGATTGAAGCGTGGCTTATCGGAACATGGATCATCAAAGCGGTTATTAACCCTGACCCGCTCGGAAGAAAACCGTATTACAAAACTTCTTACGAAGAAATTCCTGGAGCGTTCTGGGGCAATTCAGTTGCTGATCTATGCCGTGATACTCAAGATATTTGTAATGCTGCTGCTCGCAGTTTGGTTAATAACATGTCTTTGGCTTCTGGCCCCCAAGTTGTTTACAATATAGACCGCTTACCAGACGGCGAAATTATTACTCAGTTATATCCTTGGAAAATTTGGCAAGTTACAGCTGATCCGTTAGGTTCAGGGTCTAAACCTGTTGAGTTTTATCAACCGGCGACTCAAGCAAACGAATTAATGGCCGTATATGAGAAGTTTGCGGTTTTGGCTGATGAGTACACAGGTATTCCACGTTATATGACTGGCGGCTCTGTTACGGGCGGCGCAGCACGTACTGCGTCAGGTATGTCCATGCTTATGACAAATGCAGGGAAATCAATTAAACAAGTGATTGCGAATATTGATGAACATGTTATTAAGCCGTGTGTTGATCGTTTGTATTATTACAACATGCGTTATAGCGACGATCCTGATCTTAAGGGTGATGTGGATATTGTTGCCCGAGGCGCAGCATCTATTTTGGAAAAAGAAACCGCTCAGCAAAGACGAAACGAGTTTTTGAGTGTAGCCTTAAACAGCCCAGTTGCGCAGCAAGTTGTTGGCATGGAAGGTATCGCCGAACTATTAAGGCAAGCAGCTGGTACACTAGACATGAATGTAGATAAAATTGTTCCATCTGCTGATGTTATGAAAGCTAGAGCTGCAGAAGCACAACAGCAACAGGCGGTACAGCAAGCTATGCTCGCAGGTAATGCTCAGCAAGGCAACCCAATGCAAGGCGGCACTCCACAAGCAGCACCCGGCGGCGCTCAATTAATGGACGGCGCACCAGTTACGAATAGGTTTCAGCAGTAAAAAGCTTGACAAAGTTGTGTATAAGATGTAAATAGTAACTAAATCAGGTATTTACCTGACGACATTAAGGAGTTTTTATGAAAGCAATCGCACCAATGGAGTCACGCTCCAAAGAATACGCTCAAGAATCGGCTAAAACCGACGGTATGAGCAAAGGCGGTGCTGTCGGAGCCGGTGGTTCTGACGGTAATGTTGATGCTTTGGGCAAGCGCTCTGGTAAAGAGTACGCTCAAGAGTCAGCAAAAACTGAAGGCCTCTGCAAGTAAGTGCTAAGGCTAGATGAGCGAGTAGCTCGTTGTTTTCAACGACTGCAAGCAGAAGATTTCGCACCATTAGTTGAGTATTTAAGGGAGAGCCGTAACGGAACCCTTGAACAACTGGTAGGTACTGTGCAGCAAGAACATATTTATCGGCTACAAGGTGAGGCCGGGGTATTGGGGGATTTAATCTCGCATATCAAAAACTCTAACGAGTTAATCACCAAACTCAGCGCTACCCGCAAGGGATAGCATAACCCGTAGTAGCACACCGTTCATCGAGTACTGCGCATACCGTAATAGGAGCGCACACGAGAGTCGGAGCTAAGGAGATAGAAATGGCATTGCCAAAGGCAGTTCAGCAACAGCTGGAAGAAGCAGATCGTTTAGTGGCCGATATTAATGGCGAAAAGACCGGGGAGGACTCCTCGGAGACTAACCCAGAAAATCAACAAGTTGATCAAAGTTTGGAACAACCCCAGACCCAAGATCCGCCAGAAAATAATCAGCAGCCTGACAATACTGTTTCGCAAGAGAATCAGCAGAAAGAAGTTCCTGAAGAGAAGTGGGCACATAAATACCACACCTTGAAGGGGATGTACGATGCAGAAGTACCAAGATTACATAGCCAAATGCGTGAGATGCAAGCGCAAGTTCAGCAATTAATTGCTGATAAAGCTACGATTGAGGCTACTAAAGCTGTAGAGGAAACAACTGCGAAATCTCTAATCACTGACGAAGACAAAGAAGCATTTGGCCCGGATTTGATTGATTTGATTGAACGTGCGACAGATTCTAAAGTGGCAACACTGCGGAATCGGGAATCACAATTACTCAAAGAAATTAATGAGCTAAAAGGACAACTAGGAAACGTAGCAGAACGTCAAACTATATCTGACAAAGATAGGTTTTTGATGGGGCTAGGGCAACAAGTTCCGGATTGGGAAACATTAAACACCGATCAGGGATTTTTAAACTGGCTTCAGCAAGTAGACGTTGTATATGGAATTCCTCGTAATGTTGCGTTAACAGGCGCTTATGAAAATGGGGATGTAGCGAGAGTCGCAAACATCTTTAAAGCTTATAAGCAAACGTTGCCACAAACTGTTCCTCCAAGCAAAGGCAAGCAAGAACTTCAGCGTCAAGTTGCGCCGACCCGTACTCGTTCGACGGCACAGCCCTCCGATGGTGTAGACCAACAAATATTCACTAATCAGGATATTGAACAGTTCTACACAGATTGGCGAAGAGGGGTGTACGACGACGCAGAGGCGGCCAGTATGGAAAAACAAATTCACGCCGCAGCTGCCGAGGGCAGAATTCGATAAAAAGAATTAACCCGGAGCAAAGCGGAAACTTAAATCCCTAGAAAGGAAATCAGATGTCTACTTTAACTCCGGGCGCAACATACCCCATTAACGCAGGTGGTTTTAACGCTCCTAACGGCGCTACCGCCTACTCTGGTACAGCTTATAGCGGTACTTTCATCCCTACCCTCTGGTCGGGCAAATTGGCACAGAAATTCTATGCCGCAACCGTTTTTGGTGAAATCGCTAACACCGACTGGCAAGGCGACATCACTGGTATGGGCGATACAGTAATTATCAACACCATCCCAACGATCACCATTAACAACTACAGCATTGGCCAAAACCTTGCTTATGAGATTCCTGCTCCAAGCACAATCTCTTTGACGATTGCTAAAGGCAAGTACTTCGGCGTGAACGTGAACAACGTTCTTGAGCTGCAAGCCAAGCCAAAGCTGATGGACGTATTTACCAATGACGCTGCTATGCAGATGAAGATTGCTATCGACAGCGACGTGCTGCTCGGTACTTTCAACCAAGGCGCTGCAACTAACCAAGGTGCAACAGCAGGTAAGATTTCTGCTTCGTTTAACCTAGGTACTGACCTTGCTCCTGTAACTTTGACTGCTGCTAACATTCTTCAGAGCATTACCGCCCTGTCGAGCGTTTTAGACGAAGCCAACGTTCCTGAGACAGATCGTTTCTTGGTAATCAGCCCAACAGAGCGTCAGATCCTGATGCAATCTAACTTGGCTCAAGCTCAGTTCATGGGTGACCCTTCTTCAATCCTCCGTAATGGTAAGATTGGTCAGATCGATCGCTTCACAGTATATGTTTCCAACTTGTTGCCACGTGCAGCAGCTGGTCAAAGCTATACCGGAACTGTTGTAACTAGCGCCCTCAAGCGTCACGCAATCATGGCTGGCCACAAGTCTGCTATTACTTTTGCATCGCAAATCGCTAAAGTTGAGAGCTTACAGAATCCTAACGACTTCGGTACATTGATTCGTGGTTTGAATGTGTACGGTTACAAAGTTGTTCAGGCTGACGGTTTGGCTTTGTTGCAAGCAGCAGGCTAATTGGACGGGTGGGATTGCTCCCACCCTCCTTCAACTTTAGGAGAATTATATGAACGCAGCACAATTAGTAAGCCTAGGTGTTCCAGCTGTATTAGCTGACTACATCGCCGCCGAGTTTGCAGCCTTGGCAGCACGTGTAACTGCTTTAGAAGCAGCTTAAGTTGCATAATGAGGGGCTTTTTGCCCCTCTTCCATATATAATAGGGCTATGGGAACAATAACCGCTAAATACATTATCGATAAAGCTGCAGTGCAGCTTGCAGATATCCAAGGAGTTCGTTGGACTCGTGCCGAACTTTTGGGCTGGATTAACGATGGTCAGCGGCAAATTATTACCATGTCACCTAGCGCTACTAACAAAGTAAGCGTTATGCAGTTAATTGCAGGTACAAAGCAGTCTATCCCCACAGATGGATGGACGCTATTAGAGCTAGTTCGGTATATGGGTCTTGACGGCGACAAAGCCGGAAGAGCTATTCGGTTAACTTCAAGAGAACTTATTGACTCTTTTAATCCTAATTGGCACTCAGATTACCCAACAACTGTACCAAAGCATTATATTTTTGATCAACAAGACCAAAGAACTTTTTACGTATACCCCCCAAACAACGGTAAGGGATATGTACAAATTAATTATTCTCCAATCCCTGTTGATCTAGCTAATGAAAACACAACTATTGTTATTAGCGACATGTTTCAAACAGCTTTATTAGATTACATTTTGTACCGAGCATGCAGCAAAGATGCAGAATATGCCCCGGGATTGCAATTAGCCGGCGGATATTTTTCTACCTTTATGGCTGCTATGGGCATTAAGGCAACTAGCGAACTTAGCAATAACCCAAATCAACAGTTTGGCCCTAAAAATCCAGACAAACCCGGTTCTGAATCATGACCCAAGCGTACGGCCTAAACGTTTCATACGACGAGTTTCTTCCAAAAGTTCTTCAGTACGTACCCGATGCGTCTGAATTTATTGCTATTGACGCTATTCGTAATGCCTGCATTGAGTTTTGCGAGCGTACTTATATTTGGCAGTACATCGTGCCTCCTATGGACATCATAAACGGGCAAGCTAATTACGTTATAAATACTCCTGACGGCACTAAAACAGTAGGCCCAGTACAAGCGTACTTCAACACCAATTTACTTATACCTAAAAGCCCTGATGAACTGGCTGACATCTACCGTATGGGCGCATGGGATCAGCTAGAAGGCTCGCCACAGTACGTCACACGCATTATTAAACCTGAAGTTGTACTTGTGCCTATCCCATATATTACACAACCGGGTGTTTTATACCTAAGAGTGGCACTAGCCCCAACTCGAGATTCGACTGAGGTTGATTCTGAGATTTATGAACAGTGGGCGGAAGCTATTGCTTGGGGCGCACGAGCTCGTTTATGTGCTCAACCACGTCAAGATTACACTGATAAAAACGCTGCGCTTGAAGCAGCTAAAATGTTTAATTTCCATATTAATCGAGCTAGAATCCAAATTAACAAGGGCTTAACTCGTAGTTCCGTTCGAATTGAATTCCAGAGGTGGGTATGAGCTCTATAAAATTAGTCCAAGGTGATAACCTTCCAGAGGTAACTTTAACTCTAACAAATGCGCAAGACCAAGAACCTATTAATTTGTCGGCAACAACTACTACTGTTGTAGTTAAATTACGAGCCGCTGGCAGCACAACCGTTTTGTCTAATTTGACATGCGTTAAACCTAATGGTGGCGCTGACGGAGTAATTATGTTTTCCTTTCCCGCAAATACTTTAGCTATCCCTGCTGGCCAATATCAAGGCGAAATTCAAATTAGCTTTAACGGCCAAATTTTAACGGTTTATGATTTAATACAGTTTACGTTACGTGCTGAGTTTTAATGTCCGTAAATGTATTAATACCAACGATTCTTATAGCTTCTACAAGCTATATACAGCCTGTATTTGATGTAAATTACTCATATGCTGTAGCGCAAATAAACTACACACAACCTGTATTTCAGTCTAGTTACATGCAAGTGCAGGTAACAGCAGAAGTTACATTCCCTGATGTTTTGGGTGTAGAAATTGTAACCCCAACAGATTTAGTCACCCTAACTTTTGACAAACAAGTATCAGACAATACGGAAGGGTTCGAAGACTTTGTAAGTCGGGTATTTAGCAAAAGCCTAGCTGACTCTTTCACAATAGAAGATTCAATTGAAATTAGGCGGCAGATTGAAAAAGCTTTAGCAGATACTCAGATTGTTACTGAAATTCTCAGTACATCGGTCGCAAAAGCGCTAGAGGACGGATCAATACTTGCAGAGCTAGCTTCTCTAACTGCCGCAAAAGCCCTAACAGATACTCAAATTGTTATTGAAATCCTCAGTACAGCAGCCGTAAAAGCCCTAGCAGATACTCAGATTGTTACTGAAACCCTTAATACAGCGGTTGTAAAAGCCCTAGCTGACTCTTTCACAATGGAAGATTTAATTGAAATTAGCCGCCTAATTGAAAAAACCCTAGAAGACGCAACCGACGGGTTTGTAGACCAGATAACCAGTAAAGCAACTAATAAAGGTTTAAGCGACAATTTTAATCTAATTGACAACATGGATGGCGATATTGAGTATAACATTGTCAAATTAGTAGGAGAATTGTTGATCACTTCTGATGATCAAATTATTGCTTTTACACAACAATTATCGGATAATGCAGTAGCATCTAGCAACGGAACGTTAGTGATGCAAGATTATTGTGATATTACGTATTTTTTAGCAGATTACGTAGGAGCATCTCGTACGTTTACTTAAAAGGAGCAGTAAAAATGAAGGCAAATGAACTATTAAAAGCCTCTGGTGCGTTGCGGGTTGTTATAACCGACGAAAACGGCCAAATTAAAGAAGAACGTGAGTTTGAAAACTTAGTTGTAACTGTCGGTAAAAATTTTGTAGCGTCTCGTATTGTAGGCGCAACAGCTTCAGTTATGAGTCATATGGCTGTTGGATCAAGCAGTACCGCAGCAGCCGCAGGCGACACTACTTTAGGCAGTGAACTTGGCCGTGTAGCGCTTGCTTCTAGTGCTGCTGTTGCTAACGTCGTAACCTATACAGCTGTATTTCCAGCTGGCACTGCAACTGGCGCAGTTGTTGAAGCAGGCATTTTAAATGCGCCTTCAGCAGGTACTTTGCTATGCCGTACTGTATTTGCAGTCGTTAACAAAGGCGTAAACGATTCAATGAGCGTTACTTGGACTGTTACAATTTCCTAAAAGATCTTCGGACTGAAAGGGTAGATTTTGACTACCATTGTTACTCGAGCTGGCAAAGGTTCTCCGCTAACTAATGCCGAAGTCGATGCAAATTTTACTAACCTAAATAATGCAAAAATAGAGACGCTTACTTCTCTAGACGCTAGTGTCACCATAACTGGCACTGGCTTGTCTAGAGATTTAAGTGTTGTCGTAAGCGGAGCAGGTGATGTAGTAGGCCCAGCTTCCGCTACTGATAATGCAATTACTCGATTTGACACAACTACAGGCAAGTTGATTCAAAATAGCCTAGTTATTATTGATGACACGGGTAGCGTAACAGGCGTAAATGCTTTGACCGCCCAAAGTTTGATTGTAAACAACAACGCTACATTAGGCTCATCTAATACCGATAGTTTAGATGTTAGGGCTAGAATTTCTTCTGATTTAGACCCTGAAACCAACAACGCTAAAGACATAGGAACTAGTGGTAGAAACTGGCGTGATGGTTTCTTTGGTAGAACGGTTCACACCGTAAACTTAGAACTAACTGGTACAACCAGCTTTGATGGTTCACAAGGCACAAGCGGTCAAGTTTTAACATCCGCAGGTACAGGCAATACGCCTACCTGGACTACTCCGACTACGGGAACAGTAACATCTATTACTGCCGGAACAGGGCTATCAGGCAACACAATTACAACTAGCGGAACTATTGCGCTAGCTAATACTACTGTCACAGCCGGTTCTTACACCAACGCAAATATTACTGTTGATGCGCAAGGGCGTATTACTACAGCTTCTAATGGAAGCGCTGGTGGAGTTACTTCATTTAATACAAGAACCGGGACAGTTACTCTTACATCAGGGGATGTTACTACTGCATTAGGCTTTACACCATACAATGCAACAAACCCTAGTGGATATACAAGCAATACAGGTACAGTAACTTCTGTTGGTGGTACAGGTACAACAAGTGGGTTGTCTTTATCGGGCACAGTAACTACATCAGGCAATTTAACCCTTGGTGGTACTTTAGCTGTTTTACCGTCAAACTTTGCAAGCCAAACCGCTAATACAATATTAGCCGCACCTAATGGTACTGCTGGAACACCTACTTTCCGTGGATTAGTAGCCGCAGACATTCCTACACTTAATCAAAATACGACCGGCACAGCAGCCAATGTTACAGGCACAGTAGCTATCGCTAACGGTGGTACAGGTCAGACGACAAAAGCAGCAGCGTACAACGCTCTATCACCTATTACAACTACTGGTGACTTAATCATTGGTAACGGTAGCAACAGCGCAACTCGGTTAGCTATTGGAACGAACGGACAAGTATTAACTTCTAACGGAACAACTGCTACATGGTCTACCTCGGCTGGAGGTTCTGCCGCTACTCCTACTACTTTAGGTACTGTGTTTGGTGAAAC